CATTCTGCATTGGCTAAAGTTGTCGATGCTACAGTGGTCATTATCGATGAGATCTCAAAGTTTGAGGTCGAGTATCTTATGTTGTTGCACTCAATTAATCCTAGTGCAACATTGGTTGTCCTAGGGGACAAATATCAAACACCACCGCTTGCACCTCGCGGTGGTGCAGCACGCACCGTTTTTGATTACGGTGTTGGTAACAATATCACAGAAGTTGCTGCTGTACCAATGGATGTAGTTGAATTGCTGAATAAGAAGCATGGTCTGAATATGACCACACGCAGCAAAGTCACTGATTCTATCGGGGTTTTCAAAGGTGCTATCGCAGAACTTAAGAAGTTCGCGATAATTTGTTTTAATGACGCAACAAAACAGAAGTTGAGCAAGAGTGGCTTCAATGCGTCAACTATCACGACATATCAGGGGTGTCGTGAGCCAGTTGTTGTTTGGTACATAGATGATCATTCTGTGCAATCTCAACTGGTTAATCGCACTGAATGGATGTACACCGCGATGACTAGACACACAAGTAAGCTCGTCCTGTACGGCAATCATTCATATGTGGAGAAATACTACATGATTAAGGGCACAAATTTACTCACTTACGACGAAATTAGCAATGCTAGCATCGTAAATGACCAGTTGTTGAACACCACTGTTGATGTCAAAGAAGACGTTATAGATACACCAGTCTTCCCGACAGGTCTTGCCGTTGAGAAACCAAACCTGTCGCTTACTACGGCCATTTTGGCCGAAAATTTGAAGACGGTTAACGAGAACGCGGCACAAACCGCGTATCTACAACAGCATGACATAGATAAAGTGCAATCTGGTTCAATATCGACCACTACTTACGCACTTCTTAAGAAGAACAAACCAGTGATATCATACAAACTGGATCCACGGCATGCATTTTTGCGTTGCCAGGTGAGTAACGACCCAAAAGAGACGGTTCACACTTGTATAAAGCGCTATACTAAGCGACAGCGGCATATGCCGCATCGTGAAATGAAATTTAGCTCGAATCTTTTGATTCGAGCTATATCCAAAGCGCTGTACGGTAGTGAACATAAACTTTACCAGCTTAAGCACGATTTGCGTTGCGATGCTGATGAGATAAATAGAGCATTCGGCGATTACCTCACTCGTCTCGATAAGAAGATCGAATTCGGCGAGGGTGGTAAAGCGACTGCTGATTTGAAAGAAATATTCAATGAGTATGGCGAGTATTTGACGTTTATTAATAAACGTCAAGGCAAATATGACCCGGCGCCTGGTTTTGACGCTAAGATTAAGGCTGGTCAAGGCGTCGCTGCGTTTTCAAAACGCGTCAATTTGCTTTTTGCCCCTTATGCCCAGCTGTTACTGCAGAAATTCAGAGACATTGCTAAGAGAGAACGGCGGAACATACTTTTCGCCACGCATGGCTCTGACGCAGAGATAGCTGATGAATATTTCAAGAGGCGAGAAACTTTTGGCCCATTACCTTGCTTTGAGAATGATTTCAGCGAGTGGGATGCTTCGTTTGCGTCCTTTATGATCGACGTAACTGACTATCTGTTGCGTTGTATGGGCTGTCCTGACTGGTTGAGAACGTGGTTTTACACATACCGGAAAGAGTGGACTATGATCTATTTTAGACCGTTGTGCAATATTAAAGTTAAAAGCTTTTATAAGCAGTTTTCAGGTTCACCATTCACAATAGCAGAAAACACCATCTTGAACTTTGCGTATATTAACGCTGCGTTTGAGTTCGATGGTTTGAAGCTTGCTATGTATAAAGGTGATGATTCTGCGAATTTCGCACATAAATGTACGCTCACAGAAGTTGGCCGGAAACTCATAGAGAAATCCGGTCATCAGCTTAAACTCCATCACAGTTATGTGGGGGAGTTCGCGGGTTACATATTGACACCTACCTGCATGTTTCCGGATTTACCACGATATTGTGCCAAATTTATTGGCAAACCGTACCGTTCGCAAGAACATTTTGAAGAATCACAACAAAGTTGTTTTGCTCGAACGATGACTGTCAAGGACCAATCACAGCTTGAGGAGGGCCTTTTGTACACAGTGCTGCATTACAAAGATAAAGTACCGACGTCAACATATACCGTCGAGGAAATTAGAGTGCTGTTTAATTTTCTGAAGCAATGTCATACTATCAAATTTAGTGATTTGACTGTTGTTTCCGAGGAAGTACAATCAGGTTAATCCGGGCTCTTCTACCTACGCCTTTCTTTTTATTATTATTATCGAATGCTCTTAGACCAATCGGTTATAGTTTATATTTTAGCTACTGCTATATTTTCTCTTGCGCTTATCGTACTATTTGCAATATGCAAGCTGCTGCAAACCAAGTCGACGCCGACCTCTTCGAGGGTCTGATGGCTGACAATGAAGCCCAGACCATGGTGCCTATCGACAATCCTATCGATGCTTTTGTTCGGAAACATTTGCACCCTCCGTCGTCCTACCCGGATTACGAGGGCATGCCTACCAACGACGCACGCACCCAGGTAACGGCTGAGTGGAAGAATTTCAAGATCGTGAGCAATTCCACGATCGCAGACGCTGAGACACCAGTTTCGGTGCCCCCAGGCCTTGTTCGCGGCTTTGCTTACCTCACCATGAGTGGGGTGCGCATTGCCGCTGCCGTCTTTGTCCGTAGAGTCACTGACACTGGAGAAGCCTGGTATCAGGACCTGGCCAACACCCAGGTCAATGACTCGTATGACTTTACAAATTTTCGCGCTGACGCGACTTTGTATCGTCCTACTTACCGGTCGCAGACGACTTATTTGAACGCAACAATGTTCAACAATACGGGCGCCGTCGCAGGATGTCAGATGAATCCATCTATCCTGTTTTCTGGCACAATTTTGACATTTGCGGAGACGCATCCGTCAAAGTTTGCCAAATTCTGCCACTCACTGATATCTAAAGGATA